TATTCCTTACCCAATGAAGCACCCAGGGCAAAGGGAACACCATAATCACCCAACAGGGCACATATAGCGTAATTAATTCCGAAATGCTTCCATTTGTCCGTTCCTATTTTCATAATTTGAATCATTGGTTACTGCAAAGGTGGGAAGAACGGAAACGGACGAAAAGGACATAAAAAAGAGTGCCGGGAACCACCCCGGCACAAACAAACCCTAACCTGGGACTTAAACCCAACGGCTGCCTTTTCAGCCGGTATGCTAAATTATTAATATTAAGGATTAGACAGCTTTTCGATGTCTTTTTTCATCATACGTAAAGTTCTGATTCTTTCTACTATTTTTTCAGCGGAAAGAGGTTCGCCCCCTTCATCGGTCAAATCGTCGATCGTTTCCTCTATTACTCGTATGTAACAAGCGGAAACCGGCTCCGTCTTAACTTGCCACTGCTTCAATATTTCGGCACTTTCATCTGTTATATGTGCGCCGTTTACTTCTATGTCTTTCATAACAAATCTTTCTTTAAACGTTTTTAATCGGTGTAGTCTCTAAGGTAGTGAAATCAATTATTCCGGCCTGCCGGTATATCCCGAGGGCGACTTTTCTAAACCGTTCATAATTACGTCTGTCAATGGGCGATAACTGCCACTTCTTCATGTCTTTCATCAAATCCGGTATATTATTAGCACTATTATACATACAGTTGTTTTTGCCGTACTCGTGATGAAGTAATACAGACTGAAAATCACCGGAGTAAACAACCAACCGTAAACGTTCAAGTTCGAGAAAAGCAAACTCATTGTTAACCTTCCCCACCTTGTATGCTCTTAATTCAATGGAAGGCGCACCGTATTCACGTCTAACGAAAAATAAGATATCAGGATTATTTGTATTCATTTGGTACCTCCTTTTAAGTCTTCTAATTTAATATGTGAAATACTTGTTATACTTTCCAGTACCCCGTCGCATATACTTTTAACCCTTAATCCGCGGGAACCGTCTTTCTTGGGTAAATTCAGGTGATAATACGGGCGATTCCTCCAGAATGTAATCCGGAAAATCCAGCCACGAACTTTAAAAGTAGCATTACTTATTTTATAATCAACCTGTACCAGATCACCCGGTTTAAATTTACTTTCTTGTAGAAACATCCCCTGTATTTCTTCCTGTTCCTTCTTTATTTCCTCAATTATTTTATCATTGTTTTGTAATTGGGTAAGTAACACTTGCTGATATTCAGTATATATCATTCGGCACCTCCTTTCTTTTCTATCTGGGGACGCTCTGAAAACCTATATATTCTTTTAACCCGGTAAATGAAAAAATAGGCTACAGGCTTGTCACAGCCGTTATTATGTGTTTTAGTGTCCTGATCTATGTGAATAAATCCGATGCCGGAAGATATCTTCAACGGCATTGTTTTAGGGTATTTCTCGTTCAGTTCCTTTACCTTTGCTTCCAGTTCAGTTTTAAAAGCATCAAAGGAAATTTTATCAGGGCAAAGCGTATTACCAAACTGGTTTGCAAACTCTGCCATTTCAGCACATTTTCGATTCTGTGGCTTATATTCGTTAAGCTCTATAAAATAAGATATCATTTTCGGCCTCCTTTCCTCGCTTTCTTGGCACGACACACACATATAACTGCACCAATGACAGCCGGTGGATAGATAAAAGTAAGACAGAAACAAGCGATAGCAGATAAGTAATAAGCCCCAGAAGTTGAACAAACAGTACATTCATGTTTCGGTTCCTGAAAATAACGATGTTGGATCGTGTTTACGTCCGTGCTACCAGTACGGAACGAAGGCACGTAGCTTGTGCCGGATTGAAATTCTTTTTTCATAATGATAGTGATTTTGACTATTAAAAAAGAGAAAGGCGGCTACCATTTCCCCTAATTCGTCAAAATCACTACCGCAAACCGTCCGATGAACGGGTTAAAAGTAATAGGGAAAGGCAACCGCCTTATATATCAAAATAGATAAATACCGAGCATAAAAAAAGCCCGTTGTTTATTCGAGCCAATAACCGAGACTCACCGGACCGCACCAGCGGTAGCAATTTTGACAGGGGCAAATGTCGGCATTAAAATCTGAACAAAAAAAAAAAAACGTTAATAAAAGTTTATCAAGAAAGGAAATTTATCGACTCTACGATTCGTTACTTCGTAACAAAAAATGCCCGCCAAAATAGGCGAGCGTTAATTTATATTTTACTATTCGTATCGCTTTCTTATAGCTTCCTCGGTATCTAAAATGCTATCATTATTGGGGGTATTGTTTTCCTGTGCCTTTAAAGCCTCTTTCTCCATGTCTTCAAAATCTTTCTGTGTTATAATACCTTCGCGTATTTCATCATCAGAAACTATATCTTTACTTAATAACCAATGATACACATTTTCTCCCCCCACGGTAACAGCATACGCCTGCTCAAATTTCCACCTAAATTTAGCTAAATAATTCATAGCGTCTACCATAGAATAAAACTCTATTCTCTTACCAGTTTCATCTACCATAAAGTTTTTATACTGGTTCCAATAAGAACGCTTTTGCCCGAAATCAATTTGAACGCGTATCTTAGAACTTAATACTTTCCCGGTACCAACAATTTGGCAAAACGTTTTTCGAGTTTCTTGTGCTGTAGCTGCTACTACTAAAATAGCCAACACGGTAATTAATAATAATTTCTTCATATCAGTAACTTAAAATTAGTGTGTACTTTAGCTTGTACCACCCGTAAGTTCTGACGGTTATATGCAGTGTAATTTTGACGGCTGCAAAAATACTTAATATGTACAATTATAAAGAATATTATCCCCCAAAATGAAAGGCAACCGCCCCAAAATACACGGTAATTCACCCAAAAACGGACAAAAAACGAGTAAAAACGCATAAAAAAACACGCTTTTTCGCGTAAAATTTTGGTCTAAATGCAGATAAACGACTGAAAAACAGTCAAAAACCGAAGAAAATTTCAAAAACTAAAAAAATGACACCTTCCGAAGACCGAGCCGCTCAGAAGTCGGAAAGCAGTTGCCCTCCCCCTAAAAGGTGAAATATGACCTCTCCCGGAGGGGGTACCCGTAACCTGGTAACACAAAAAACGCCGGAAAACCGATTTTCCAGCGTTACAAGGCAATTACCTTTTATGCCTGTTCTCTATCCATTGATCCACAAACGAGTCGGCCTGCAGTGTCCGCTTGCCTCGTACCAAAGCTATCCAGCCGGGGCGCATCAGTAAGTATTTGAAAGCGTCGGAGAAATTGGTGGATAACATCGGTAGTTTTTTCGGTGCCAGCTTTTCGGACTTCTTCACTTTGAACACTACCTTAGAATTACCCCGGTATTTGATTTCAGCCTTTGCCTTTTCTACGGAACTAACCATTTCTTTACAGTTCACCGCATCAACCAACAGGATAGGCAGGTTATTGTTGGTACCGCCCATAATCTCCTGCATGAAGTCGTATTCCGCATCCTGCCGGATAACTGCCTGTTTACGGCTCTTTAGGTTTACGATCCAGCCGGTACGGTTCCCGCTGCCGTCTTTTTCTATGGCGTCTTTGATCTTACCCGCGTAATCCTCCTTCTGTTTCTCAAAGTTATTACCTGCACGGTCATAGTACAAATCCAGTTCTTTATATTCGTGGTTCTGGAAGAAAGTGAGGAACTGGTCGGCGATCTCCCGGAACCAGCCCGGCGGTATCTCAAAAAAGTTCTTATGTACCCGGTAATAAGCACCGTCCGGCTGACCGATCACCAAAGAAAGCATATTACCGAAGTCCATACCGCCTTCAATCGTTTTATCATGGTGCAGGTACCGGAGTTCCCGCGAGCTGTAAGCGGCTTCTCCGGACATGGTACCGTTATAATACTTATGTCCTTCACCAAACAACACATAGAAACGTAAATCCCTGCGAAGACCGGGACGCATACCAACCACCGACTTCTTAAATTCGTGAAGCTCCATCGTACCATTATACAACCGCTTTAAATAATCAATCGTAAGTATCTCAACATTAGCGAATGAAGAAGCGTTAAGAAAGAACGTTTGTCCTTTTCTCAACTTCAACAAAGCCCGGTCGTAATATTCAATATCCCGTTTCAAACGTTTCAGCTTCAAGGGGGAAGGCTTATTTTTTCTTTCTTCTTTTAATAGAGAAATTACCAGGTCATTACGCATACTTGCCGCCTGTACTATTTTAATGATCCGTTCCGGGTCCATTTGCTTGACATACCGGAAAAACCAGTCGTACTCGTTTTCGTCGATATCCGGCATATCGGTAGTAATGGTTATCCCCAGGAACAAATGGGAATGTCCGTAAGTTATCGCATCACCGCGAAGAATAGGCATAGCGCGGTTTACTTTCATTTCCTTGTCGTACTTCGCTTCATCATAAAACAGGTGTATTACAGACTTTCCGGCAAGCAGCGAAGGGTTATCCAGTGATCCCATGAAAATAACACATCCGTTCCAGAAGCTGTAAACATGCTTGTAATCATCCACGATAACCGAACATTTACGCCGCCAGGATTCAGGCGGGCGGGTATCTTTTACATAGTGTACCCCTTCGATAAGCCCCATAAGCTGCCAGCCCTTCTGAACGGCCGGCATTATATTATTTTCCAGGTTACTGTAGGTATTGGCAACAAAAGCGAACGCACCGCCGGGCATTTCTTCCACACAACGGGCGGAACGTCTGGCTTGTATAACGGTCGATTTGGCCGTACCGCGCCCGTCAATAGATACAAGGATAGTAGTATCGATCCAGTCTGTCAGAACCTGGATTATATGGCCGTATTTTATCTCCACATCATCGGCGTTACTCACCTTCGTTGTCTTCCCCGAACTCTTTGATATCATACAACATACGTTTTTTCAGGTCAAAAGCTTTAATACGCGCATCCTCTTTTATATTCTCACGCACAATAACAGGAATTTCCGGTATCGCATCGATAAACTCTTCCAGTTCCTTACGGTCGATTTCAGGAACACCCAAATCCTTACGGCTGGTAGTATAAATAACCGTGCTTTTCTGTGCAAGCAGTTCCTCCGGTATTTCGGCCTGTTGATCCTTGTAACATCCGCGAAGTTCCGCCGCCAATTTCAGCAGGTTCTTAGCCTCCTTCACATTTCCCATAAGAAAGACGGTATTCGCCCAGTTTTCGGCCTTTTCAGCATACAGATTAGCGAAAGCCTGCGGGCGTACGTTATCCTGCGTATAAAAGAAATTGAGACTGTCGGCGTACACCTGGCGGGCCATCCAGTCCGAAAGCCCGTAAGGTTCCGACTTCAAAAGGCGGATGATGCCGGCCTTTGTCACCAACTTACCATTTATACGCATACGGGCACGAAGTCCCCGTACCATTTCCATAAGGCTGTAATATTCCCTTTCATCGGGCGCGAGGGCTTCCAGCGTACCGGTAGAAAGAATCCTTTGAATCTGGTTGATATCCACCTTGTCAAAGTCTATTCGTGAGGGCTTAATTAAATTCGTCGTCATCCATTTGTTCGATTAAACGTTCGAAAGTATGTCTTTTCCGTACGGCCTCCAGCTGTTTTATAGCTTCCACGTTTCCGCCTTCCGCCGCTTCATGGAGTTTTATTTCAGGGGCGGCACGTGCTACCAGAATCCCTTCCCGGATCAGGAAGTTAACGGAAGTTCCTACCGTTTCCGCATCCCGGACAAAAAGCCCGGCATCCTCCAGAGAAAGCCCCAGGGAAACAGTTATATCTTTCGGGGAATATCCTAAAGAAGACAAACGCCGTACATCCTCCTTTTGCTGCGCATCCAGGTAAATACTATCCACCACCGTTAAATCGTTCATACGCATCTTTTATTCGTTTCTGTGCCGTGAAATAATAAATTTCGTCCTGTTCCATTAATACAAAGTTCCGGCCGCTTTCAATGGCTGCCACGGCTGTAGTACCAGAACCGCCGAAAGTGTCCAGGATCAGATCGCCGGGCTTTGTACTGTCTTCAATCAGTTTACGGATCAACGCCACCGGTTTCTGTGTTGGATGAACCTTTTCACCTTCTATCTTTTTGGCACCGGACGAAAAAGATCGGATATTATCTATTACGTTTGTGGCACCGATAGAAACACCATTTCCACAATGAAACAAAATAAGCTCATGTATAAAAGCGTAATGATTACCCGGCCCCGACTGTTTGTTCCAAACGATCATGTTTGACGCGCCTAAATACAAGTCAAACAACGGATAATAAAAAGCATACCCGCGCCAGTCCGTAAAAAAATACACGCAAGCACTGGGTTTCTTCACCCGGTTAAACTCCAGGAACAAATCCCGGTAAAAGGGTTTACAGATAGACAAATCTTTAAAGCTGCCTTTCTGCCCGTTGTGTGTCATTCCCAGGAAATAAGGCGGATCGGTTATTATACAATCTACGGAATTGTCCGGAACACGTTTCAACGCCTCCAGGCAATCCTCGTTATATATTTGGTTTGTAATCATTGAAAAGTTGTTTAAGCCGGCTTTCTTCTTTTTCTATCCGGAGGGTTAATGTTTTGAGCTGGTGCCCCAGCTCCGAGCGGTCGCAAGGATGAGAGAAACGACCCAGGTTCTTTGTGATCCGTTGCCGTTTCCCTGTCAGACTGGCAATAAGTTCAATTACTTTTTTTTTCGCGCCTCGATTTCTTCCTCTATGGCTTTCTGGGTAGTCTCCCACTTCTGGATCAATGCAAGGGCACTCGCTTTCTTCTTCTCATCATCCCCGGCCTGTTCCAGTTTCGCCTTATTTTTTGAAAGGTTGGCGCGGGCGTTATTCAGGGCCTTTTGTATGTCGATATCCGAAAGGTTCTCGACGCCCTTACGGACGGACAAACTTTTTACCTTCTCACATTTACCCAGAATCTTTCCGTTTTCCCGGTAATATTCCAGTTCGTCCCACATATCGCGGTTAGCGATGAAGTTTTCCACGACCGCCTGCGCTTCCTGTGCTGTAGAAAGTGAACTGACATCATCCGGCGTAGCTTCCAGGCGGGCGAAAGCTTCCTTATACTTCCCGTATGCGGTAAACATGTCGGAAACAAGTATTTTCAGAATGTCGGGACAATCCGGAGAGTTCAGGAAGGTAAATTTCTCGCGGAAACGTATCATTTTGGTTACGGTTTCCGGAGCTGCCTTGTATCGTTTCTCCGCCTGATCCAGTTCCTCTTCCAGTTCTTCCACACGGTCGGCATTTTCATCCATGGAAAGAACCTTATCCCGGAAATCAGACGAAACGAGTTCTTCCACGCTGACACCGAAAGATTCGGCAAGTTCCAGCAGCAAATCATCGCTGTATTTTACCGACGTTTTAGATGTTTCATCCCTGGCGGGTTCCATTTTTACCGCGGTCGGCTGTTTGGAGTTGCGCCGGATTGTCTTAAATTCACGTTCGGAAAGCCCGGCCAGCTTCCGTAGTTCCTCTAAAAGAATGGCCTTCATCGTTTCCGTTTCTCCCTGCCGGCGAAATGACTTCTTTAACATACGGTTGATACCGTATTTCTCGTATAGTTCCACGCCCTGGATAAAATTACGCGGACCGGCCAGATAGGTAATAATTTCCTGTTTCATACTATATAAAAATTTGATGATACAAAGAAAAAAGGGGGCAATTACCCCAAAAAGGACAAAGGGTGGCCGGGCATGTGCTGCCGGTCACCCTTTGAATTACATGAAAACCGTTTACTTACGCCTCATAACGGCTTTGTTCAATCCATTTCATAGCCTCCGAACCGTCGTTAAACGCCCGCAATGTCAGTTGGGAACCTTCGGAAGCGGTAAACGTCTTACCGCCTTTCAGAAGGAAATTACCGCCTTTTTCCACTGTTGGCGCAACGCCCGAACACCCCATAAGGGTAATTACCGATCCATGACTTCCACCGGTAACACCGGCTATTTTAGCCGCACCTGCGGAAAGCTGGTACTGCCCGTCTGTCTGGTAATCTATATCTGTAGCCCCGGCTTCCACTACGGCCACCGGCTCTTCCAGGGTATCGGTACCCCGGTAAATGGCGATATCATCCCCTTTGCTGATCTGGGTGAAAGTAAGCTCGTTCGTATTCGATTCATTGGAACCGGTATAAGATACGGATAACTTACACGGGTTACAGGGCGTTCCGATCAGATCGGCAGGCTTTCCGCTACAATAACGGAGCACAACGATACATTTCTTAGACAGCCAGTTTGTCTTAAACTCGCGAATTTCCTGTTCGTTACCGGGATGATTGAACTTAATGGAAGGCGTATAGCCTTCGGCGTCCGTTTCTCCGTCACTGTTGGAACTGATTTCAGCGGTACCGGGTGTCAGATAAATACCGATCGCATAACGTCCCGCCTTCATTACGATATCCTCTTCGATAACCACGCCGGCATCGTTTCTCGGCGGAAAGGAAAGAATATCGTCAACGTCGTAAATTACGAGCTGATCCTTGGGCTGAATACCGTTACCGGGATTACCGGCCGGCCTTCTTACGCTTGCTTTTACGTATGTCATAACTTAATGATTTATAAGGTTATAAAAAGGAAGGGATAAAGTACCCCTTCCGTTAAAAATTAGCCTCTTGCCACTTCGTAGAATTTACCGTCGGCGGCTTTTGCCAGCTTGATAAACTTACCTTCGGAAAGTGTCATAGCTTCGGTTAAGACAAAGTTTCCACCGGTCGCAATGGTGGAAGCATATTCAGAACCGCTTCCGTAGATCGTGTAAACGACACCGGCTTCCGCATCGGTAAAGTTAGTGATTGCCGTTGCCTTTGTATTCTCGCCGGTAACGAATACTTCACCGTCAAGCAAGGAAGGTGCTGTTTCATCCGGCGCAAACTGCAACGCATCGGAAGAAGCATTTTCGCGGCCGATCTCGATAAATTTACCGTCGGCACGTTTCATCAGTTTAATAACATCCCCCTTGTCGGGCTGCCAGGCCTCGGAAATAAGTTCAAAGTTTCCGCTTTTCTCAATCTTAACGCCTTTATCCACGCTTCCGCATTTTAGGGAAATAACCGTACCTACCGGCGCATCTTCAATATCGGTAATAGCAAATTCGGCTGTATTGGCTACGGTAACAATGGAGGTATGAAGCTTGGCCGACGGGTTCTTGTCCTTGTCAGCGTCCACAAAGTAAGACGCCGGGCGGTCATACTCATTACAGAAGATCATCTGACGGTTATAGTCCATATCTTCTTTCTTGGTGTACTTGAAGCCCACGGCAATAGCCCAGATACTTTCACGCCAGTTACTCCATACTTTCAGGCTCCAGTCTTCCTGCTCCAGGTTGAAAGCCGTCATTTCACCCGGCTTGTCCTCGTAGGTTTTAATGTTGCCTTCAAACGTCCAGAAGATACGGTGGTGGTTGTCAGCATTAGGAACCGGGATAATTTTCACCGCCGGATATTCCTTTACATACATAATATTAGCCTTGTAATCCTGGTTCTGTCCGTAATGCAGTTCATTGTATTTATGATACAATACAATAAAGTGCGAAGG